GTAAATGGTGTTTTTGTTGCAACCAAGTTGTTCAGCAATTTGAACATCGGTCAACTTTTCAATTGAATACAACTCTCTTAACGTGTCTTCATCTATGATCTTTTTCATAGTGTATTATAGCGGACTGACCAGAAAAATATCCCATATTGGAGGAATCATGTCAACAGAAGAACTAACCACCAGAGTGAAGGAAATCTTAAAGAAAGTCAACCTTCCAGACCGCCACAGCTTCTTTCAGCTTGAAAGGTTCGTAATTGGCAAAGAGCCCACTGGACAGGCACAATTATGGCAAATCGCCCGAGAATTAGAAGCTCGACACGAAACAATCGATACGTACACCAAAGATCTTCAAGATGCAGAGGATAATTTGGAGCTTTTTGATGTAAGAATCGAGAGAATGGATAGGGAGATTAAAGAGCTTGCTAGACTTATTCCAGAACAGACAGGGTGTGACCTAGATATTAAGGAGCGAGAGATAAATATCAGAAAGCTCCAACGTGACAAAGATTCACTTGTAAAATCGGCACAGAAAGTGAAAAAGAAATTTGAGTATTTGTTGGAGGAGACAAACTTTTTGGTAGGAGCCTTTGATTCAGTGATCGCTCAACTGGGCGAAACTAAACCACTGGATGACAGAGAAGCTCAACAGGAGATGTGGAATGAAAAGTTGTTGGAGGAATTCAACCTCAGAATACTTCTGCAAAGACCGTTAGATCCAGAACTTGTTAAGACCATCATGTGTCTTCCAGAAGGATCTTCGGTAAAAACTCATCTCACCAAATCGTTAGAAGCACAACAACATCAGATGATGACGAAGGCAGCAGAACAACAAAGGCTTGTAAAACCTCAAGTAGAACCCAAAGCAAGAGTGAGTGGCTAATGGCTGATAGAATCACGAGTTTAGACAGAGGCTATGAAGTAGGAGATCTTTCTGTATTTCCAGATGCATTGGATGATGAAGAGGTTCTTTTCGAAGCTACTAATAACTCTTCTGTAATGCTCAAGCAATCTTTGACTTATGTGGCGAGAACAATCATTGTCGAAGACACAACAGGTTTCCCAGATAATGGGCTTCTACGTATTGGACCGGAGCCGGGAGAATCTGGCGAATATGAGATGATCTATTACGGGGTAAGAACAGCAAATTCTTTCAAGGATCTCATCCGTGGCTACAAGGGCTCTAAACAGGGATATTGGAAATCAAAAGAGTCCTATGTAAGTAACGCTGTAAATTCTGAGCATCACAACGCTGTCAAAGATGCTGTCATCAATATGGAAGTTGATTTAGGGTTAGAAACAGATCCAGAAGCAGAATCACTGAATGGTATCCTGAAATCTCAAGAGACAAGGTTCTTGGCTCCCAAACCTTTGTTTCGTGCTTTTCCAATTGTGGGTCCACCGACACTTAAAGTGAGATTCCAAGATTTTACAACAGGGCACATAGTTAGACACCTATGGGATTTTGGTGATGGCGGAACTTCCCTAGAACAAAGCCCAATACACACGTATCTTGTTGAAGGAAAGTACACAGTGAAGCTTAATGTTGTGACTTCAACTGGAGCACAAGGTGTGGCTACCAAAACCGAATACATAACAGTGGACAATGACGAGTCATTGCCTTTCTTCTACGTAGACTCCATAGATAATCCATATTCAGTCACATCCGCCATCACACTAAGCACAGATCCCAAGGAATTCACGTTTGTCGATCAGTCAGATGGAGAAATTGTGCAACGCAATTGGATCTTTGGAGACGGAACCAAATACACACAAGAAGATCCAGATGTCCATGAAATCATCCACACGTACCAAGATCCGGGTGAGTACATAGTCACTGAATTGATCCAGTTTAGCAATGGGTTGTTGAAACGAGTAGAACTTCCCGAACCATTAGTGGTTTTGTAAGGAGATTGAATGGCGATACCAACTGCTTCTAACTTTCCAGATGCGTTTGATGATAATGAAAATCTGTTCTTGGTGCATGACGCACTTCGTTTGCGGTTGGCGGAAGACTATGCAGTCAGCGACAGCACAATTCAAGCAGAAGGTGATGCTGTCATTGCAGCAATGATCCCTGCAACTGGAATCATCACACTTACCGAACAATGTAGTGATTTGGATAAACGTGCGATTTCATTTCATTACGGAAGCTTCAACTCCACAACATACATCTTCTCTGACCTCGATGTTTTAGAAGAATTCACAGATGTTCCTAAAGCAAAAAGAATAACCAATATCACGGTAAATGTGATGGCTAAACATCACAACCACATCAAGAATGCCTTGGTCAACATACAGGAATTTTGCGGTATAGAAGGGACAGTCGACACAGAACCATTTGGCGATACTCTGGAAGGAAGGATTAACTTCTTGAGAAATATCGTGTTGATACCTCAAGCATGGTTCTCTTCTGATATTCGCACAGGCAATGTGCCGCTGGAAATAGAATTCAAAGATATGAGTTTCCGTTTGGGCACAGACGGAAATGCAGGTGATGTGACATTGACATGGGACTTCGGAGATCAAACAACCTCTATGGTTTCAACGATTAGCGCGACCGATGTTGTGAGTGGCGGACCCAATGTTTTGGTAAGAGATGAAGATGGCGGGACCATCACAAAAACTTATTATCAACCGGGGATATACGATGTTAAATTAACAGTAGAAAACGATTTCGGATCTGAATCGTGCATTTTCCCAGATTTCATCAACGCCAGAGTGAAAGCACCGAATGAAGCCGTGATAAGATATGTTGCTAACACTCCTACTCAAAAGGCAACTCCCGGTGTTCCTCCTGACGGTCCATTTGATTCACCTCCCACACTTCGTTCTCCGATCAATACCCTCGTGGAAATGAATGTTCCATCAGGAGAAAACCCAAGTCAACCCGGTTACTCATATGGAGGAGAAATACTAGACGAAGCTGATCAACCTATTGATCCCATAATTCATTATACTTGGTCAATTGGCGATGACTTAATTCATCCAAATAGCAGAGAGACCAAGGGATCTTGGAGTGTTGGCGGAATTTACGATATGAAACTGAGAGTTGACACAGAATACAACGCATACCGAATAACCACATACGAAGATTCCATTGATATCATCGAGAACCAAAACTTATGGTTATGGACTTTTCAAAGCACCACCCAAGTACGCGGATATGAGTATGGATTGATTAGCGAAACTTTCAAAACAAATGCCGCTCCCACTTACACTCCAAGTAGAAACACAGATTTTCTAAATGGAGAACCAAGTGCCGGGCAAGCTCAACAGAGAAGAGAGTTTATTCGCAATACTGGATTCGCTCCCCGAGGAACAACTGGTTCTGGTCAAGGTGGCACTGTCATGCTTTACTGGGCTAGCGGACGCAATGAATCTGATCCAGCAACCAGCGAAACAATCAATCGCGTAGAATATAATGGGTTTACAGGAACTTACACCGTGCCTAGCACTCCAGCAATTTACAGGCAATGGAATTGGGCTAATTTCAATTCGAACATTGGATCATACTTTGCATTTGGAAGAACAAGTGTAACCCTTCCAAATACTTCTCCAACCAATCCAAGTAAGCAAACTTTGGAGCTTGAAACACTCACTTCGGCTTCTGAAGATTTAGTGGCTGACAATTACTTGAATGGAGCCAATGAACTTACAGAAAATCCGGCCATCTACGAAGACGATGGGACTCCAACGAATGGACACTTCAGTGTTTATAGGACTACGTGGAAAGACAGCAACGGATACATGACACGGAACGACGCCATTGGAACATTCTTCAGGATAAAGAGTTTTTACCGGACAGAAGGTGTGATCAGCAATCCATTCATCAACATCAGAAAGATGCAGGATATTCAAGGCCCAACCAAGTTGGAAGGCGAACTTGTAGCCATGAGCACTGGCGTGTTTTTCTTAAACAATTCTGGTTCAGTGTCCAAGTTTGACACCGAATCTTCTGTATGGGAAACAGGTGGTCCGGGAGTTAACTCGTTGCTGTACAGGAGCCTACAAGACACAAGCGTGTCTGGATTCGACAGTCAAGAAAATACTATGTTGGCTAGCTCAGATGGCGACAAAAGAGCATATCTGAGCTTTGATTATAGTTCTAGTGCATTTCTGAAATTCAACGAAATCGATTTGACGTTCTCTTCATTGGGTAGTCGACCTGATGGAGATCAATGGATGATGGGAGTTTATTAAAAATGGCATTTCCTCCAGTTCCAGTTTATCCTACCGCAATAGACAGCGATTACACACTCTATGCGGTACGCAACACTACAGAAACTAAGTTACGCAATGACAACTCCGCGTGGGCTCAAGAAATAGATGTTGTTCCTGTGGATACTGATAAACAAGAGATTTGGCCAAGCAATGGATTCGCCAACATCGATGGCGAACTTCTGTATTACGACAGCGTAGAAACAAACAGCAACAGTAAAGTCAACAAACTCAAAGGATGCTCTAGGCAATTGGGCGGCGACACCAAATATAATCCTAGAGGCACTTGGATTCGCAGCTTTGTAGTCGCAGAACACCATAATCAACTTGTGGATTGCATACTGAAAACGCAAGATTTCATTGGTTACAATTTTGACGAACGACAAAAAACTCTGGATTGGAGAATTAGGAACCTAGAAGAATTACAGATTATTTTCGATGACTTTGATTGTCCAGATGTTGTGTTTGATTTCGTAGTTCACGGAAGATGACCCCATCACGGGCAAATTGACCAAATTCTCTCTTTCCATTACGCCACCGGGAAGTATCAACAATTTCAGACTTGATTTCGGGGATGGTAATTTTACCAGCACAGAGTTAGATGGCACACACCGTTACGCGGTAAACGCCCGAATAGATCCAATTGTTACAGTTGCGAATGACAAATGCGAGATTCTCCAAACGCCGATAGAGAGGATCAATCCGATTGAACCATCTCCACAAATTGAAGATGTCTTCACTATTCCAATCCCAGAAATAGTCCCTTTCCCAGATTTCACCTTTGTAGAATGTGATGTTCCCGAACCGGACATCAACTTGCCGGAATTAGTTTTTCCGTGCATATCATTAGAAGGTCAAATAGGACCATTGCCATCAGTGATCACAGGACCAACTATCACTATGGTCAGCAATGTGACAATCACGGGTCCAGATGAACCAGTACAAATTTTACATAGCACTGTTCAGATTACTGGTGGTGTGAATATTCCACCTGTTGTGTTGATTGATCCTCCAGTGCCACCGACGATCATCATCGATCCTCCAATTCCACCAACAATTGTGATCATACCGATACAATCTCAAATCACATTTGAGTTAGATGCATCGGAACTGCCGCGACTAGAAGTAGATTGGGGAACTCCTCCAGAAATGGAAGTGGCATTGACACTGGCGCAAAACGTCAAAACCCCACAGAAATTTGCTGTTGATCCTGCTATCGTCGGCGAGTTCGGCGAAGAATTTTCAGACCTGTTTGCGGCTTCTGAAACAATGAAGGTGGAATACGAAACAGTTGGTATCCCTGAAGAAATTACCATCATAGCACCCAATATTCCAGATATCAAAATAGACTCTGGAGACATACCCAAGAAGATTAAGATTGATTCAAGTGAAGTCAAGATCCCAGACATTCAAATTCACGGACCAAAAAGCCCAATTCCCAACTCTATTAGATTGGATGGCAGCGAGTTGCCGCAAGACATTGATTTGGTCTATAAAGGCAAAGCGATCCCGGTGGAAATCACAGGAATGCCCGAGTCTATTGAGATTAAAATGGACAAAGAAATTCCAGACAGGATTTTAGTCGATATGCCCAATCCTATTCCAGAAACCATTTTGATTGAACACAACATACCAGATAAGATCACTCTGGAAGGCCCTGTTTCCATTCCATTAGAGATACCAGAAGACTTTATGCTTCCAGTTAAGTTCCCGGATGTGATGCCTGAATTAGAGATGGTTTATCGCGGTTCTCCTATTGAAGTCAAAGTAACAATGGATGAAATCATAAACAAGGACGCAGATGGCCGCAATTGTGTGATGATTACACCATGTCCCGGCTAGTATGGCAATTTTACTTAAATGTTACTATAATATGATGTAGTCAATTTTAAGGAGACACATCATGTCTAAGAAGAATATCAGTGGGATATACGCAATCACCAATAAAGTGAATGGTAAAAAATACGTTGGTTCGTCAAAATCTGTATATTACAGATGGAATCAAAGTCATAGACCTTCTTTGAGAAAAGGAAATCATTATAACAGACATCTACAATCTGCTTGGAATAAATACAAAGAAAGCAGTTTTACGTTCGAAATTCTAGAAGAATGCGAGAAAGAAGAATCAATGCTTTTAGAACGAGAAGGTTACTGGATAGAAAACACACGTTCTTGGGAAAGGGAGTTCGGATACAATCTCACACGTATTGTTGATGACAAACAAGTGTTGAGCGAAGAAAGTATACAGAAAAGGCTTAGCACTCAATCTATCAAAGACTACTGGACAACCGGAACCAATGCTGAGATTGTCGAATTTTTCCAACAAGGCATGAGCAAGAATGCCATCGCAATCAAGTTAGGAATCACACGTTCCGCTGTTTATTCATGTCTTGAACAAAATGACCTTCATGAGAACACTGGGGCTGGTGCAGTGATCAAACTTACAGAAGAAGTCAGGCAACAAGTCAAAGATCTTAGAGAACAAGGATGTACTTGGGAAGAAATCATAGAGACTGTTGGGGTAAGTGAGACCCAGCTTCACAGAGCTAACGCAATTATCCCTGATGGCAAATATTGCACAGATAAAGTACAGAGAAAATCATACCGTACAGTTACACCCGAAGTAGTCAAACAAGTAGAGCGATTTCGCAATGATGGAAAAAAATGGGAAGAAATTGAAATCATATTGGGCGTAAGTCGTTTTGCGTTGCATCAAAACGGAATCACCCAAATGTTCAAGCCTATTTCTAAAAAAGGTACACGAAACAAGATGACAAAAGAAAAGAAGAAAAAGATTCTGCAACTCAGAAAAACTGGCAAAACACTGAAAGAAATTTCTGTAATCACAGGAGTTGCACAATCTACCATGCGATATCATGGTTTGCACAAGGTATAACATGTTAATCAAACAACATTCCACACACAACGAATATGCTCGCGCTGGCGATATATGGGTTAGAAACTTTACCAAGCGTGGCGTTCCGGCTGTATCAATAGATCACATGTACGAAAGTTCTGAGTATGATGTGATAATGAGCAACGAAGTTTCTAATAAAAAATACCCCAGAATATCTAAGGACATTGTCTCAACACCCAGAGCGATTATTATTTCAGACGGATTCAACTTCAACTGGAAACATTTAAGTATTGCTAAATTGCCTAGAGATGTAGCTGTATTTGCGATCAATAAAGCCATGAAGAAATGGAAATTGATGACACCAGCGCTGCCAGAAGAAGACCGTGTCGCCATCAATGCTTATGTTGTCAATAATCCCTACAGGGAGTGTATGAGTTGTCTCCCAACAGAAACCCCTTATTATCCAGCTTGCATCGCTTCTTCACGAACCAATTATGAGTTCTTAAAGCAATGGAAGGGAGACAAGTTTGTATACGAATGTCCCCCAGATAACAAATTTGGGACAGAGAAGAAAGATGGATATTGTATAGATGATTACAGGAATCCTATCTGTGCTGCCATAGGTCTAGCGTACCAATTCGGAGTTAAAAAACTCATGTTGATTTCCTGTGATGACTCATTTGCTAAAGAAAGGGACTTCTCGGTGCTACTCCCCAACGGTCTATGGACTTATCCGCAGCACGTGAGGTCACAAGAGATCATTGATGCAAACCTCTACTGGCTTACGCATCAAGAAGAGAATGAAGTACAAGTTGCAGATTGGTCAGATGGTGCGAAATACGTTAATGCACTCTATATAAACAACGAGGAGGAAGCAATAGATTTCTTCGCCGAGGAGGGCAATTAACATGGATAACAGACCTTTATCTCTATCAGATTTTAAGAATTGGTTGTCCGAACAAAAGGATGTGTCGGAATTCTTCAGTCTTGAAGCACCTGACAATCCCCTAGACAAGTATATTGGTAAAGAAGTGCGCACTAAGGTAAGTGAAAGAAAGCTATTACAAAAGATTCAAACAGATGACGATCCCGAAGCACTTGTTCAGGAATTTGTAATTGATGGCGGAACCGTGCTTTCTGTTGAAGGAAAGCAGATCTATATTGAGGTTGAATCAGGTGAATTCTCAGTTCCGCGCTTTTGCGTGAAGTTTAAGAAGGCTCACTAACGGCTCGACCCTTCAATTGCTCCCAATAATTCACAAAAGGCTCATTGAGAAATAATTTCTCAATGAGCCTTTTTTCTTGAGCAAAAACAGATTCTAGATTCTAGATACCTGAAACGAGATTCTAGAATCTCCCTAAACAAAGGAGGCATATGATGCCCAAACAATTATTAAAAGTTAGCGAAGTCGCCGAACGTCTCGACATATCCATTGATGCTATTCGTAAGCTGTGTGATGAAGGAGTGCTAAAACCAATTCGTAGTAAAGGAAATCACAGATTGTTTGATGTTCGTGATGTTGTTGCTTTACAAAAAATTGACAATATTGATTATGTTGCTAAAGCTAAAAAGTTGCGACAGGAAAAGCTCAGTAAAGTGGAGTTGCTGGACAATGAACTGAAAAAGTTTACCGGCACTAGCACTGGTGTCAAACTACAACTATACGAAAAGCTCTACAAAAGTTGCAACGGCAATGTGGACAATTGGTCTATAATCAAAAACGAAGATGCGACCAAGGAAAATTCGGCAGTTATTTTTATCGCCAAACATTTTGAAGGCGATGTGTTTGAATACAAGTGTTTTCCTCTTTACTCAGACAAGAAAACTGTATTTGCCATATCCACAATGTTGATGGGGCAAAATGTTGAAGTTCCGAAAATACAAGACACGCAAAAAGGATCGCTTTCTGATTTACTACAAGCTTTGGTTAGTCAAATAGCGAGAATGTAAGGAGACACATGAATGTTTACAAACTAACCAACACTATCAATGACAAAATTTACATTGGCAAAGCGAATGATGTAAAAATAAGATGGGGGAAACACAAATACTATGCCAAGCACCCCGATCATCCTTGTTATTCTCTAATCCATAAAGCAATTGCCAAGTATGGAGAAGAAAATTTCTTCATGGAAATACTAGAAAAATGCGAAGATGAAGAGAATGCTTTTCTTCGAGAAGTAGTTTGGATAAAAAGACTGCAATCCAATGATTTATCCAAAGGATACAACTTGAACGAGGGAGGCAAAGGCGGATCTAGCCCAAGCTCAGAAGTACGCGCCAAAATAGGCGCATCTAGAAAAGGGTCAAAACACCCAATGTATGGAAAAAAAGGGACACTAAACCCATGTTACGGAAAGCCGTTCACGGACGAGCATAAAAGAAACATAAAATTAGCGAAACAAAATGCCCATATTGGTGAAAACAACCCTCGTGCAAAATTGACCGAGGAAAAAGTAAAAGAAATTCGAGAACAACATCGGCTAGGATATTGTTCTCGAAAAAAGTTAGCCACTCAATACAACGTCAGTAAAGCTACGATAGATGCTGTGTTGAGTCGTCGACTGTGGAAGCATGTCAACTAATGGCTCTTCCTTTTAATTGCTCCCAATCTCGCTCTGGCCTTACCTCAAGATTTTTTTGCCAAGCTGCCTCCATGACAGTAGGTTTAACATCTAATGATTTGGCCAGAGTGATTAGGGCATTCAAATCTTTTGGGAAGCACGATCCTCCATAGCCCTTTTTACCATCTGGTCCGGGGACGGCCCAATGAGACTGACCCAGTCTTCCGTCTTTGGTTGAGTATTCGATTATTTTGTCGTAGTCTACGCCCAAAGCCCCACAGATTTGTTCGACCTCATTGGCCATTGCAACTTTTGTAGCGAGAAAGCAGTTGGTCGTGTACTTGACCAATTCTGCAATGGTGCCCGATGTCTTGGTCACAGGTACGTTGGGATATGCTGTGGCATACATGCTCTTGAGAACACCAGTGCCTCCCCGAGGACCACCGATGATGATTCTGTCTTGGTTCTTGAAGTCGCCAATCGCATTTCTCTCAGTGAGGAACTCAGGATTAAAGCACACGTGTAGATTATCGCATCTTTGGTTCAATGCATCTGTAGTTCCGGGTACCACTGTCGATTTGATCACAACAACACGTTTTACCAAAGGGTAGGCTTGCCCGGCAAAAATATTTAGAGCTTGTACAGCTTCTGTGACAATTTCAAGATTGCAAGACCCATCGGGTTGCATAGGCGTGGGAAGACAAACGAAGATTGGTCCATCTGTGGATGCTACGACTTCCTTGTATCCTTCTGCAATTGTCAGATTTGATTTGGCTTTGTCGTAAGTGGCGATTTCAAAAGCGTGCTTCATGCCTTCGTAGACTGCCGTGCCTACGAATCCCTGTCCGATAATCCCTAGCTTCATTAAAATCCTTCTTTCTGCCAATTAACGGTGTCATTTGGTTCCGGTGGATAAAAGTAAGAAGTCAATTCTGGTATTGGGTATTCCCAATGATCTGCTGCATTGTACATTGTATCGCGATCTAGCTCTGCATTGATTTCCGCAGAAATTTCTGCGGCAATTTCTGCGGAAAGTATCCTAGATGCATCTAGATTGTGCTGATGAATCAGATCGTAACGAGCCTCTTGGCTAAAAGTGATAGTCAACTACCCACGACCCTAAAGGGTCGGGGCTTGTCATTCCAACTCTAAGCAACTTTAGAACAGTCACTTAGCGGACGACAATAGGCTGATTGATGCAGCCCTAAATCTCTAATGTTTTTTGCAGC